TAGTGGTTGCACTTACAATACGTGATCCGTTTTCAAATTCAATTGAACCTTTGTTATAGTTTGTAACTCCTGCTCTAATATGATCAGCACACATTTCATAACCGTATCTAATACGTTGCATAATTTCTTGTGCGCCTGTGTATTTGTGTGCGGCAATTAGAATAGTTTGATCTGGAACAAACATAGCATACCATAATAAGTAAATTGCGGCACAGGTAGTCTTACCTGTTTGCCTTGGCATCATGTTGATATTAAATCTATAACTGTGGTAACTATCCATTAATCCTAATTGATATTCATAAGGATCAAATAATAATTTACCTTGTACTGGGTGTTGTATAAAAGCAAAGTGTTCTGCAAAATATAGATATCCTTTATCAGGATCCATGCATGACATGAGCTCTTGAACTTGTAGTTCACTGAACGATTCTTTTTTATTTGCTTTTTTGGTTAATACACCGTCTAAACTTTTACTCATATTTCTCGAAGTCGAAAAAGAACGAAATTGTTGTACGTTTATCAAATGAAAAGTCATTACTTGGACTATGTAACATTCTACCGCTATAACAAACCATTCTATTTGGAACTGCTCCTACTTCCATATCAGGTTCATTTTCCCATTGGGTTCTAAAAAATGCTGTGCCGCCTGTTGACGTTTGATCAAAATACAATACGCCTGCGCCATCGGTATTATCAACATGTGGATGATGATATCTAGTATTCTTTTTTGATTTTAAAACTTCTTCTGTAATACTGTATCTAGCAAATGCATGGAAATTAATTAAAGGCTGTCCGATTACATTTTGTACATGTTGTTCTAACATTGTGCTAGTTTCTTTATCAAATTCGTGTATGTGCTTTGTTTCGTAGCAAGGAAACGCTTGTAATCTATTTCCGTAGTATACTCCATATGGTTGATATATAGCATCATACTCGTAAGATTCTACTTTCTCTTGTAGTGATTCAAAAACATCGGCGGGTAAGAAACTGTGGTTTATATAGACTCCACCTTCTTTTATCATATCTATTACTTTTAACATAGTAATATTTATTGAAAAAAATAGGGCCCGGAGGCCCTATTGAAACTTGTTAGGAAATGTTAGTGACTACCGCAACTACTTGCGTATAATTTTTCTAACTTATCTTTGTCACAGCCTTTGTATTTGTCCATTATTTCTTTTTTAGACATTCCGTCGTCTGCACATTTTTTCATTTCTTTACCTGTAGGTAATTGAATTTCTTTTTCTTGGACTGATTCTTTTTTAGCTTTTTTATCTTTAATAGCTTTTTTCATAGGCTCTTTTTTGTCGCCATCTTTGTCCATGTCTAAGAAATCTGGTTTTGATTTCTTTTCTTTTAATGCTTTCCACAAACTTTCTTTAATAGATTCTAATGCTGGATCTTTAACTCTTAAAGCCTTACGAGGCTTTTGACCATTTAGTCCACCTGAGATATCTTTAGTCATATACTTTGTATCTCTGTATTCTTCGTCTGGTGAGTTATCCCATTCTTCAGATGCTTTTTCATCTTCGTCGCTGTCGTCCATGTCTGGCATTTCATCTTCGTCGCCATCATCTGTAACTGCTTCGTCTTTTGGTCCGTCTACAATATCTCTAAATTTTTCAATATCCATACGCATTGGATTTGCATCCATATCCATACTTGGCATCTTGCTTACTTCTTGTGCGCCGCCTAAGCCTGCATTTTTCATCATATCTAATAAATCTTCTACGTGTTCTTTGCCGCTTGCATTCATGTTAACATTTACAGATACTGGATTACCTTTATCCATTTCTGGAGCAGGCATGCTTGGTGCCGATGTTGGCATTGGCATTCCACCTTCGTCTATTCTGTTTATTGATTCTAAAATAGTTTTCATTCCATTTGAATCTCCTGATGCTGTACTAGGCTTATTACCTGAAGCCGCATCATTCATATTTGTTAGTATTTTTTTCATATCCATGATTAACTCCCTATTGCACTCTTATTGTTGCCGTTTTCAGATATGTCACTCGACTCACCTTTGGGTGTGCCTGCTATTGGATCAATTTCACGCTCACTACGTGCTTTCTCCAATTCAGCTAAAAGAGACATTGTTCTGTTGCTTCCAACATGATCCTGTGCTTTGGGATCTGCGGATTCCAATTCTTCGGTTTCCAATTTACTTTGGTAAACTTTTTGACCGTCTAATTCTTCTTGATACATTTCTTGCATATCTGCTGTATTTCTAACAAGTATCATACCCTCTACACAATCACAACATTGTGCAATGTAATCTTTTAATACTTGAGATGTTGTTGGGTATTCTAGCTCAGCTTCAAAATATGTTACTGATTGATTTTGTATGTTTGGAAAGTCTAATGGACGTTCCTGTATAGGTGTTTTTTTGCCTGGGCTTAAACTTTTAAGACCATATTTTTGCAAGCAAGATTCTAGCTGATCTGTAAAACCTTCAGATTGCTCTCCTGCAATACCTATTTTAAATTCGTATATTTTTTTACTTTGTTGTATGTATTGTTCTAGTAACATGATATATTCCTTAGCACTTATGTTATTTATCTTTATCCAGACCTTTTAACTTCTCTAAGAGGCTGTTACGATCAGTGACAACATAGCCTTCTCCGTTAACTATTCCGCCCTCATCTACTTCATCTTTGTCTAGTTTTTGTTTTTTAAGTTGTAGTTCAATCATTTTGAGCTTTTTGTCCATCTTAGCAACTTTAGCATCTAAACTTGTTTTAAGCATGCCGCCAGCAACTTCAAATACACGCCCGCTATAACGACTTTCTACATTCATACCAAGATCCATTAAATCTTCATATGCACTCATTGCTTTGTCTGCAACTTCGTTAAGCTCTTTATCTGCCATTTCGCCTAAGCCTTTAACTGCTGGCAATGCGGCTTCAATTTTGTCAAATTCAGCAATATCTCTAAAAGTAGATTCTTGCGTTTCGACTACTTCATGCTTTATTTTATCTTCCTTCTGAGCGTCTTTTAGTATCTGTTTACTATCAGGCAAATCAAGAAGTTCTTCTAATTTTTTAGTCATTATATGCTCACTTAATGTTATATGTATTTATCTAGCATTACTTCCGCTTACCGTTATGGAAGATATCTTTCTCAGTAATAATACGAAAAAATATGCCTTTTTGTTTACACCATGCTCTAGCGGCTTCCCACTTTGCTTGGTTAAGTGCATAGTGAGCTTGATTAACCCTACTATTACCTAAACTTTCCTTTACTGCTTGATTGTCTGGTTTAACTTCAATAATTTCAACTTTGTTTTTACCTTTTTGATCTGTATATTGTATAAAAAAATCTGGAACATATATTGTATGTTTGCCTGTGAATGGATTTCTGTAAGGTATACGTACTGCTTCACTAGCCCAACGTGCAATACTAGGACTTTCGTCACAAAATTTCATAAAGGCAAATTCCCAACTACTTCTATAAGTTGGTGTTTTTGTTCCTACATATTTTTCTGGATTTTTCGGGGCAAATTTTCCCTGTGCAAAACGGCCCATTAGTAAAGGATATTTCTTGCTTCGGTTCTATCAGCAACTTGATCAACTTTATAACCTATAGTACTGATTTTTTCTCTGTTGTAATTCATTATTTCTGTTACAACTGAACTTAACTGTATTGAGTTTAATCCTTTTAGAGTGTCTAACAGTTCAAATACTTTTACACCATCTATTTTTGCTTGTTGCATTAATACTGCTGAAATACTTTGTGCCGCAGATTCTTCAAAGTCTCTCGCTTGAAAGAAACCAAGTACAGCATCTACTTCATTTGCTGGAAATGATAAAGGTGCTGAAAAATATTGATTGAAAAATTGTTTTGTTTTTTCTGCATTATCAGTTGATGTACTTTTTGGTAAATTTAGTTTTAATGGTTCGGTCATTTTATTACCTTATATTTTTCAATGCATTTACAGCTGAATCATTTGCATTTTGTTTTGCGTTATCTGATAAATTATCATATGCACTTGATATGTCTTGAGGATCTGGAGATCCTCCATTTTGTAAATGTGTCTTCATAAATGTTGTTGCTTTGGCTAGTGAGCTTGTTGCATTAGGTGTTCCAGTTACACTAGTAGTTATATCTGATAGACTCTTTCCTTGTAGAAGTGCGGATCCGCCTACTAATGCTCCTGCAATAGCAAGATCTTTTAGTCCACCATTGCCGCCGCTTTTAGAAAATACACTATTAGAAACTCCACTAACATCAATGCCTCCAACTGCTCCTATAGCATCTTTTAATATTCCAAATCCTTCTTGTCTTAGACCGCCTTTACCTATTGCTTTAGCATTTGTAACTGTATTTTTTGCTTTTAATACAGTACCTAGTAATGCTCCAGGATTAGCAAATGCATCTCCGGATATAATATCGTTTAGTACATCAGATCCTCCTGCTAATACTCCGCCAGAACCAAATACACTAGTACTACCTCCGCCTGCTAGTGAATTAGGACTAGGTGTAGTGTCGTAATGTTCTTGTGCAAATCCTCTAGGTGCAGATCCTTCAGCAACTGGACCTCTTGTATAAAATACTGTTTCGTAATCAATTGACATAACACTTTGTACAAAATCACTTACAGATTGATCCATACTATCATGTTGCCATTTACTAATAATAGGATTAATAAGTGTAAATGCTGTATAACGTTTTCTTGATAATTGGTATATTACAATACTTCTAAAAAACGGTTCAAAACTATCATTATCAAAACCATATCTAAATTTATTATATTCTTCGCCGCCAAAGGCATTGCCTTTATTATATGGCGAAGCACTGTCGCTGGCTTGTTTGTAACCTTTTACGTTTGCAAGTGGATTTCCTGCACTATCTACTTCAGCATAGTTACCATCTTTAAAATAGTATCTATAGTATGCTTCCCACATTGCTGTTGTAACACCAAAATTATCATCATGGAATGTTACAGTTACTGGATCGTAGTCAATACGTTTTTGTACAACTTTCTTTTTATTGTATTGATGCTTAATATCAACATCGACACTAAACTTCGGAAGGTCAACTGCTTTTACAAGCATGTTTAATTCGTTCTGATGTTTTTCAGTAAGTTGTGGTATTACTGAACTTGCTTTTGGGTTTATATTAAACGTAACATGATAAAGAAACTTTTGTTTAGGTGCGAGTCTAAAACTGTCACCTACATACAATCTACTTGCATGTTGAAAGTCTGCTAAGTTACCCTTTGGGTTACTAGCGCCACTAATTACGTTATCTAAAAATGATCTATTACTTGCCATACTAATATTTATCCTTTGATATTAAGTATGTAGATAATAAAAAAGGGAGCCGTAGCTCCCTTAAATATTGTTAAACACTCTCTAATTTTTAAAGACCGCCAGCGCCAGTTGCTAGAGTATTAACTGTACGACCGATTGCTGTTCCAATTCCACTACCTTGTGGTGATTGTATTGCGTTATCGTATCTTATGCTCAACTGTACAGTTACTGGTTCTGATGAGCTGTATGCTAAAGTATTGTAGTTCGCACTTTCAATGAAACATCCATATAGTTCAAATGTTTCTAGTACTGTTACAGCGTTAGCACCGTTACCACCATCGGTAACTTCTATTCTTGTAACAAACTTATAGTCTGTACCAGACGCCGCAGATGACTGTTCGAAAAAATCGAACTGTTTCTGTAGTTGTTCGCCAACTAGTTTTTGTACGTTGTTACTTACATCATCACGTAGTGTTAATGTAATTGCTTCCCAAGTATGTTTACCTGCATAGTAAACTTTTGAGTTGTAAACGTCCAATGTCATATTTTCAAATGACAAGTTGGGTCTTGTTACATCTTGTACTTGCTTCGTTAGTTCTGTTGTCGGTGTAGAAACTCCAAATCCTTCTAGAAATACTCTAAAGCGGTATTGTAATTTCGGCATCAACAGGCCTTGATTGGATGCAGAAGCGTTGCTATCCAAAGGCACAGTTAGTTTTGAGAGTGTTGAAATTGCCATGTTATATGCTCCTGTTATATATATTTATCAACTTATAGACCTGCTATTTCGCCAGTATTTTTCAAGCGTAGTGGTATGTAGATAAATTCAACTGCTTTCACAGGTTCTATTGCAATATCTACATGCAACTCATTACGATCAATTCTATTTGGTGTGTTGTTTGATTCATCACACACAACTAGGAAATCGTAAAGTGCTCTTTGACCGACTAATTCTAATAGTAGTGCATCTACTTGCTGTTTCATTTCGTCTCTAGTGATTTTGTCATTAGGTTCAAAAATGAACGGCTTAGCAAGTTTGTTTAACTGTGAACGTAAGTAAATTACAAGTCTTGAAACGTTAATTCTATCTAATGAACTAGCATTTCTTGCACGAGTCTTTTGTCCAAAGTTAACAAGTCCTGCACCTGTTAAGAACGTAATTGGGTTAATGTTAAGTGAGTATAATGTATCACGTTGACCTTCGTTCAACGCTACACTTACAAATTCGCCTTCTGCGTCAATGTAACCTGCCGCACTTGCGTTTGTAATTCCACCACGTCTTGTTCCTGCTGGAGCAAACCATGGAAACGATACTTGATCACTTAATGCAAACGTTCTTAGTATACCATGTGATGCTGGAACAACTACGTTGTTACCTGCGTTATCACTTGTAAATAAGCTAGGATAAAATACACCTAAGTATTCATCTCTAGACACTAGTCCATTATCATTATCTTCAACTGCTAGAGCAACGTTGTTACCCCAGTCGTTAAGTGATGTTGCATCTGGTGTTAGTCTCATTGGACTGTCACCTACGATAAATGCTGTTAAACCTCTATCATTGTTAAGTGCAATCATTTCACCAATTAGTTCTGGATAGTTTGGAGTTGCCATTACGTTAAACAGTCTAGACTCATCGTCTCTAATGTCTTGGTTGCTGTTAACAAGAGCTTGTAGTGCTTGTACAACAACTTTACGCTGTGCTTTACGTCCAAATGTACCTGAACCGTCTTCTTGGTTAGCTGATTCTGTTACCCAACGATGTGTGTAGTATGCGTCCATTGACTCGTCGTTAAAACGTTCGTTGTCATTTGCAGTGTTAACATAGTTTCTTACAAATTTCTTAACGTTAAATCCGCTTCTACGTAAGTTCCATAACAACATACCTTTTGGATATAGTGCTGGATCCGGTGCATCAAAATCTAAGAAGTTACTTGCCATTAAGTCTGCAATACTTGCCGCTGTTGCACTATTAGCACCATTTGTGCCATAACGTGCGTCTGCAAAAAGAATTCCATCTTCTGTAGTTTGATCGCCTTCGTCTACCAAGTTCCATTTAGCAGTTGCCGCATTATACTTGTAGATAGTTGGATAGTTTTCAATGTCTGCTGTATCAATCCAAAGATCGCCTGTTTTTAGTGCTGTACCATCTGACTGTTTAGTTGGTTCAGTTGCTGAAACAAGTGGTCCTGCTGGATCTGTTTTCTCAGCCGCATCTGAATTGTATACTGGGCTAGTTGCGTCTTGGTAACCTACCCAAGTACTACCATTGTGTATCATGATATCTACTTCGTCAACAATTGAGTTGTACCATAGTGTACCATTTGCCGCTAGTGCATTTGGTGCATCTTCTGATGCTGTATAACTTAATACTTTCCAGTTAGTTGCTACAAAATCAAATGTACTATCACCTGATGGTGCTGAGTACAAATTAGGTGTACCTGTATTTGAATCAACAAATGCACTAAATCCTAAAGTTGTTAGGAAAGTTGCTGTGTTAATTAATCTAAAGTCACCTGCTTTTGAGTGTGCAATTACAACTCTGTTTTGTGCATCAACACTTGCTGTAACGTTAGTTAATCCAGCTCCGTTAATGCCCTCAGCGATTGTCTCTGCATCGCCTGATGTTCCATCTAATGTAAGTGTAACTGTTTTTGTTGCACTTAAAGTTGACGAACCTACAGTTGTTTCTGCGATTCCAAATTGATGTGGACCACTAGCAAACATACCTGTAGTTACTGCTGAACTTGTAATTGTTGTTGGACTTGCACTTATTCTTCTAAAGATTTTAAAATCAAACAAGCTAGTTGAACTTTCGCCTATGTTGGTTTGTGCGTACAATGTACCAACTGCTAGGTTTTGTCCACCACCTGTTTTATCAAGTGTATTAAGTGCAGTCATATTGTCAGCGTACATTGGTACTGGAGAATCTACCCAAAGTTTAGTAGTATCGTTCCATACCTTTGCACGAACCTTTGCACCTAAGTTTGGATCAGTTGTCTTAAACCAAATTGAACCAGTTGGGCGTGATTGAGTATCAGTTGTTTTGAACTCAGGCACACTTGTATGTGGTGCAATACTTAGTGCTGGTGCATAATATGAACCTGCTGTTAGTCCTAAAGTAGTAAGTGGAGTACCAGTATCATTTGATAGTGTTAGGTTTGCACCTGAACTGTCATCTGCTTCTGTTCCATTACTAAAAAGTGTAATCTTATTATCTTGTACTTTGGCTGTAATACCTGTAGTAGCTGTAACAACATTAATGTCTGCAACAACTTGTGTTAGCGTAGTACCTGTGAATGCAACTCTTGTTGAGTTAATATCAATTGCATCGCCTATTGTAAATGTTGCACTTGCTGAAGCAACGCTTCCTTGTATTGTTGGCCAGCTATTTGCCCAAGCACTTGAGCCAACTTTAACCCATGCATTATCTGCATTTTTGTAATACAGTCTATTCCAAGTTGTAGTTGCTACTAGTACATAATCGCCTATTGCTCCTATACTTGGTTTTGGATTAGATGTTGCATCGCCGCCTACTAATTTTGATTTATCAGTAATTACTGTAGGTACTTTATTTGTAAAAGTTTGTCCGCCAGTTGTTGTAATGCCATTACCATTCCACTCAAAAATTCCATATCTTGAAATCTGTGTGTCTAGCCAGTAAGTGCCATCTGCTGGATTTGCACTTGGTGCATTCGCTGATGGATTAAGTTGACCTGTGTCAACATCTGCTCTTACTACATATGCTCTGCTCGCTACGCCTAAGTATGAGTAAGCCGCTTGTAGTCCATATTCATTAAGCTCTCCGCCATGAACTGGATTGTTATTTGAATCAATTTGAAAGCTAGGGTCGCCAAATAAATCTGTTAGCTCACGCTGTGAAGTAACCAAGAAAGGTTTTCCAGCATTTGCTTTTGTAGTCGCTGTAGCAGTGCCTGTTCCTGCACCGTTTGTTTTGTCTTGTCCAGATACTACAAAGATCATTGGAACTGTTCCCGGCTCTGCAGGGGTGTAGAAACTTTCGTCTATTACACTAACCTGTACACCTGGTGATACTAATGCCATTATATTTCTCCTGTACGCATTTTGTTATTACATGTATTTATACGTTGTATGATAAAAAGTCCTATAATACACCTAATAAAAGGGGCCAAAAAGGTTGCCTTTTGATTAAATACATGTATGAGACCACTATGTCAATGCGGTTTTAGACCTGCCGCTGTAAACTATAAAAAAGGTAAGAAAACTTACTATCGTAGGCAATGCGAAGTGTGCCTACATCACGGTAAAATAAAATACGGTATACCTAGATGGATACAAGCAGGTTATAAAAAACAATCAATATGCGAAAAATGTGGATTTAAGTCTACTAGTGAAAAACAATTAGATGTATTCCATATAGATGGTGATATGAATAATTGTAGACACAATAATTTAAAAACAGTGTGTGCTAATTGCCAACGGGTGTTGTATCAAGAAGGCGTGAAGTGGAAGCAAGGTGACCTTGTACCAGACTTTTAAGCTGATCTATAGTACCATTGTTATCAACAACATAATTAAAATCTACGTTTGCCCATTTCCATTCTGAAGGATGTGCTTCTTTAGGTTCAACACCAATGTCTTGATACATACGGAACCATACAGGATCTGGACCTCTGCGTATGCGCCAAACTTCGCCGTGTATACTTTTAATCATATTTGCTTCATTGTCAAACCGTACATCAGGTATTACAAAGTTTGTGTTAGGATTATCAACAATATGCTTCTTAACTAAACTAACCCATATTCCGTCATAGAATCCATTACGCATACATTCTGTACCGAATAATTGTAATATTGATCTAGGAGTAACAGTTGTACCTGTTTCAGAAGACCAAAACTCATCTTTGCGTTCTCGCCAAACTCTACTACTATCTGTATCGCCTTCGAGCATTTCTCGATCCCAACCAAATACAGTAGCTACACCGTCTTTAAGTTTATCTGCAAAAGATAGTTTTTGATATCCGTATTGTTCTACAAGTATGTCTGCAACTGTTCCTTTACCGCTACCGATTAACCCACATATACCTATGATCATAAAAATTCCTTATTGTTAAACTTACATTATACAATAGATTTATTCGAATGTCAAGTGTTTTTTAACCGATTGTGAATCCGTAGCCAACGCCGCCGGCAACTTGTAGTGCCACATCAGCTTCAAGTTTTTCCATTTCAGCTTGTGCTTCAGCTTTGAGTGCGTCACCATTAAGTGCTGAACCGCCTTGTGGACCAGCAATAGTAGCAAATTTGCTACGTGCTTCACCTAGCATAAACTTACATCCTGCAAGTGTATAATCTTTAATCCACTGTACAGCTAGGTAATCTTTTAATAATTCTTCATCTGGTCTGTAGTTATACGCATAAAGTAATAGTTCTTCTTCTGCTCTAGGTCTTTGAAGCATAGTAAGTTTCTTTGTTGTAGTATTCCAATTAAATTCAATAAAGCTACCAAACATTCTACCTACTAGTTCTTGATAACTTGCAAATTGATTATATGTAGCAAGTCCGCCTGTATTACTACTTGCTAACAAATATGTATTTGTGTATGCTAAATTGAAAGGTTCAAACAGTGTGCCGCCATCGCCGCCGCCTGTACGTGAACCAACTGATCTTCGAAATATTTTTCGTACTTCAATAACTTCATTTGGTAAGGTGTATTCGTTTTGGTCAATTACTGTTGGAAGAAATAGATATGATTCTTCTACACTATTATCAGACTTTTGACGGAACTTTGTGAGTGCCTTTGTCAATGCTGTTTCATAATGTATAGGATCTAGTTCAACATCAACCATTCCTCCTCCGAGAAACGCCTCAACGTAGTCAAATACTTCTTTTTTTTGTGTTTTTAAGTCGGCCATAGCTCTTCCTTTTGATATAGTATTTATCGTTACGATAAATATGTGTATGCCAAGACTATCATTATATAAACCAGAAAA